TCAACAGTATCTGCTTTTGTTAAACCCTGAACAATAACTGTTTTGTTCCATTGTTCAAGCTCTACTTCTTGTTCTTTTAATGCTGGAGGATTAGAAATATCCTCAAGTTTCAATCTTTTCATATAGATCTCCTTTTCTAATTCAATCTATATTTTAAGCAGTACCCTCTGTTATTGTGCCTGTTAGCTGAAAAGTTGCTGAAAACCCTACTGCACCTGCAATATCTGGTGTTCTATCGTAAGCTGTCAAAATTGCTTTACCACTAGCCTTTGGATTTCCTCCGGTAGTTCCTATCGGATAGAACTCAAAATCAACTTCTGATCCTAGAATACCTGTTAAATAACCATTGACTGTTGCATCAAAGCTACCAGATAAGGTTATCGTACCATCAGTCAAACCAGATACGAAAGCCTTACTAGAATTTGAAAAAGCCGATACCTCTGCAACATCTGCTGTTCTTGATACTGCTACATCTGTTAAGACATTAGATATATCTCTTAATGTTCCTCCAGAATCATCAAACTTAAATGCTGCATTCTTTCCATGTGTAAATGTTGGCATTATTCTCCTTTATTATCCCTGTCCAAAACTGATAGCTACTGTAAAACTAGGAGTTGATCCTCCTATTGTTAGAACAGCTCTTGCATATCGTGCTGGATTGCTTGTACTTGTTTTATATTCAGATCCCACAGCAGTTTTCTGACTAAATGTTATATAATCAGAAAATGATGCGTTATCTGCACTTGTTTGTATTTTGGCATCTAATGTCGGAGAAGTACCACTTGCTGCTGTTACATGCAAGACTGCTCCACCTCCATTAGTACCTGCTGCCCCAAAATCAACTGATGTTTCAGTTGTCGTAGTTGTAAAAGCTGCTGGAGCAACCAGACTTTTACCATCAAAATTATCATCAGTAAACTGAAAAGCTACTGCTACTGCAACAACTCCTGCAACATCTGCTGATCTGTCATAAGATGTTTCTATAACCTTACCTAAAGTTGCTGGATTTCCTCTTGTATATCCTATTGGAGCTATTGAAAAAGCTGATCCTGAACTTCCTAATTGTGCCAAGTATTCTGCATCAGAATCTGGGCTTGAAGTTTCAAAGTAACCAGATGCAGTAGCAGTACCATCGGTCAATCCCGATATAAACGATTTTGCAGAACTTGAAAAAGTGCTTGTTTCACTTACATCTGCTGTGAGTGATACTGCTACATCAGTAAGTGTTGTACTTAAATTTGTATTATCAAGTAATACAACTGCATCTTTACCATGACTGAAAGTAGGCATTATTCAGTTACCTCCCAAGCCTCATTTTCAGGAGTTTCTGGATCATCTGCCTTAAAACTACCATCTTCATTTCTAGCTCTTTTTTTAGTTGTTTTATTTTTCTTTGCACTATCAAATTTTACTGCTGCATTATTCTTTATCAAACTTTTGGCAATTTTATCTGGAACATCTACAACATCTCCCGGCTCTACTCTTTTTTCTTCTTTGCCATCTGGATAGTTACTTCCTACTAATATTTCTATTTTCATCCTATTACCTCAATATTAAATGTTACTCCGAGATAGGAAGTTCCCTGTGAAACTTCATATTCTCCATAATCTGTTGCTGATACCACTCTAGCAGACATTGCTGCACCTCCCAATGTTGGATCTCCCTCTATTGCAGCCTTTACACTTGATCCACCACTACTTGCCAAAAAAGCATCTAGCGAATCTTGAGCACTTGCTGCATCAACTCTTTGTATATAAAGTATCACAGGTATCTCGTATGTATCTGCACCTCTTGCCATTGTTGTATCAAAATTTAAAGTGTTGAATGGAGCAATGATTATTGCAGGTGGATCTAAAAAATCTGGCACAGTATCATATACTGTTACACCTGATATTGTTGCAAGTCTTGTTTTGAGTCCATCACGAATGCTTGAAAAAGTAGCCATTATTTTACTGACCTAGCTATGTCTTGTGCTATTTTTTCAAACATTTTATTCAAATCATCTTTGATTTCATCTTTCATTTCAAATACTGTACCACCAATAAAAGGTTTCATTTTCAAACCTCTTTTAGATATTGCTCTTGCAACTAAGAATGAGTTTAGTTTTGGAGATCCTCTTCTTGCCCATTTGTATAATTCTGATCCCTCTTTGTATGGTGGGAAAAAAGGTTTTGTTTTCTTGATAGGTGTAAAACTTCTGTATATTGGTTTACCATGTAAGAATATTGCTGTTTTAGATGTTGATGCTAATTTAACACCTCTAACCATTCTCAAAGCATTAGTATTACCAAGATTTGCTGTAAATATAGATTTTCTAGTCCTACCTGTTGATTTACTTGATTTTGATTGAGGAGATGGAGGTAATCTCAATCTATCTTGTGCATCTTGTTTTAGTTTTCTTTTTATTTCGTTAAATGTATCTACTGATCTTTTATTAAATATAGTTTGATTATTTATTGCTTTACTAAGATCTAAAGCCCCATTGAGTGTTAGTTTCATGCTCCATAAATCCTATTCCTATTTACTTGCGTAATACCTACGAATGGTCGCCCTGCTGATAATGTTACAGTTTTTTTCTTGAACTTTTTGCAAAGTGTCTTTACATCAGGATCTAACTCTGATAGAAAAATAACCGGTGCATTGCCTGTTTCGGGATTGCCACTAAATCCCATTGGGCTATTCTTTCTCTGGAAAAACCGAGCAGCTTGTATAAGTGTCGCCTGTTGTATTGCTGCCGGTACTGTTTCACTTCCAGACTGCACCGGAAACCCAAAACTCGCAGTAACTTTCAATCCTCTTGGATATTTAGTTGGTAAGACTTTACCACTTACCTCTATTGCCATGACTATCTTATCAAATGGCATCTTTGGATCTAAGTTTGCTGCATTATGAGGATATAAATAAAAATCAGTATTTAGTGTTAAGGTTTCGTGATCTGTGCCATCAGAGTTCAAAGTCTTTACAACTAGATTTGTTGTTGTTGCAATATCATCAACCATCACAAAATCTGTGAACTCACAATCATAAAATCTATCTTGCACATCTGTTTTGTAGAATACTCTTCCACAAAAATCATCAATAGCTGCACTTGCAGCATCTAATGCAAAATCTAAATTGTTATCTTGAGCTGTTCCAGACATTCCAAGAAATGTCTTTAGTTCGCTCTTGTCCATGTACTGATGGCTCATCTAACTCCTCATCAAGATCATCCAATAAAGGATCATCAAACCACATAGCTTACTTATTTTCTTTAGGTTTTACTGCTTTTGTTTCTGGTTTCTTTGCTGCTTTTTTTGTAATACCACTTGGTATTTCATCTCCCATTCCAGCAACTAACACTCCGGATGTAAATGGGCATTCTTTACCCTGTTGCATTTTCCCGGTCTTGTTATCTTTCCAAACCATTTGATTTTCTTTTTGTACAATTTTCATGTTTTTCTCCTTTTGTATATGGATAGCAGAGTCCACTACCTCTGTTTTTAACACAAAAGTATGACTCTGCTCTTCCATAAATTTATTCTATATCGTTGATTCTTGTGAATGCCTGTGGTTTATATACTGCCAATGCGTATCGTAATGATGCTTTGATTGTCAATATATCTTTTCCAAAGTCGCCATCTGCTGCATTTTCAGAGATGGAAATTTCCATACCTCTTCTAAACACATGGTTAGCTGCTAAAGATCCACCGAAAGCACCTACAACTACATCAATAGTAGTTCCAACTGCTCCACCGATTTGAGATGATTTTGTAACAGGTAATCCCCAAATGGTAGGAGTACCAGCTAATGCTGATGCACCTAACATGAAGTTGTTATTACCATCTACTTGAGCTACAAGTGCGTTATAAGCTGCTGGGCTCATAAGAACTGCATCTGGGCTCAATTTACCATTTACCTCAACATCTTTGATTCCATCCAATACTGTTCTCAACTTACCTCCAGCAGTTGCTGGGAAAGCTCCTGCTGTATAAGTGATCGTATTTATTCCGGCGTGTTGTGTCAAGCCGCGAATATTTGGTGCAACTGCTCCACCGATAAGGAACTGCTTTTCTAGTCTTTGCATAACATGATTTGCTAATCTGCCATCAAAATATGCTTGAGCACCTGCTTGATCTTCAAGCAACTCTGCTGTTATAGGTAGAGTTGTAATGAATTTTGAAACAGGAGCAGTTACTGCTGTGTAAGTGAAAGCATCTTCTGGTGCTGCACTTCCCTCTGCTTTTTCGGCTGCGTTGTTTGTTGATCCCTCTTGTAAGAAATAATAAGTTGTTTGATCTGTGTTTATAGAATCTACAAGATCTAATGCTGGATTAGGATCTGGCTCTATTGCAGGAATAACCTGTTGATAGATTGTATCTCTAGTCCAAACTGAAGTTGTTACAGTAGTTTTTGTTTCAAATGGAATATTTTTCAATCCATGATCTACGAAACTTTTGTACGCATTAGACTCAAGAAATTGTTGCCCTAAAGATTTTGGTGCTTTTTCAACTTCTGGCTCTTGGTAGATAGGAGCTGTTTTAGCAACCTTTTCTTCTACCTTTTCGTTAGATTCTTTGATTTCCTCTAACTGTTGTAATTCAGTAATTGAATCCCCAATATCTGCGAGTTCTTGATTTCTTCTTTTTATTTCTTCTTTTTGATCGGATGTTAATTCAGACATTTCTTCAACAGAATCAAAAATATCTGCTAATTCATTTGATTTAGCAGCTTTCTCATTTCTAAGTTCTTTTAATGTTGCCATTATATTTTTCTCCTATTGGTTTTTAAAAATGTTCTTTTGAACTTCCAAAAAGAGTTCATCATCAGAAACCTCATCATATCCATGTGTTTCCAAGACATCATCCAATCTGTTATAGATTGCATTCAAACCCTGTAAATATTTAGACAATAATTCAGTTGATTTTGAACTCATTGTTTTCTTTTCAGAGTTTCTTAGAAGAGCAAGATCTTCTATTCTCTCTGTAAATGCCTTAATCTCCTCAAGAGAAGATAGGGCTTGTTCTTCAAGCCTTTTACCCTGTTGAGTAGAAGTGCTGATTTCTGTATCAGTTTCACTTGAAATCTTACCTGCATAAGTCAATGATGGATTATCTTCTGACTCGTGCTCTTGACCTGTAATTCTTGTGTAATCATCCATATTGGAACATGGCATATAAACTGTTTCGCCATCCATCATGTGTTCGTGAAAACCAGAGCATCCAAGTTCTTCTGCTCTAGCCTCTGCCTCTTCTTTTGTTGTGTACATATCATCCCCAAGAGCTCTTTTTTCTTCTTCCTCTTGTGGTGTATCAAACTGATCTAAACCTGATTTCAATGCTTGAACAAATGAGTTTTGTTGTGATCCTACAAGTACAGGAGAAACTTCCCAAACCTTTACATCTTTCAATACTCTTACAGGTACTTCTTCTCCTTTTGAATCAGTTGCTGTTGATGTATCTGAATCCAAGACTTGAAAGCCATAACTGAACTGTTGCATATCTCTCATTTGCTTTACAGTTTCGTATGCCTCTTTGCCTGATTCGGTATTTAGGAAATATCCTTTGAATACTGCTTTTTCATTATCTGACTCTATGACACCTCTACCGATTACTTTGCTCCAATCGTGATTCCAAACTAATGGAACTTTGTTACCCTCATATCCTGATTTCAAAGCTCCTGCTTGTGTTATGTCATTATCTGAATCTACTTTATCAAATAAAGAAAATACAGCCTCTAGGTATCTAGTATCTCCATCTTCTTTAAGTTCTATCGGTGTACTTTTGTACACTAAGTCTTTTGGTCTTTTTATTTCTTCACTCATCTATTACCTCTACAAATGCCTCTGTGCATCTACAATTTACTACTAAATCTGCTGGAGCTTTCGGATCTCCCGGAAAATCCAACTTGATTCCATTATACAGATAAAAGCTATCAGCCGGAACTCTTTGATTGTCTAATATCTGATGAGCCTCTCTTACGAGAATATCTCTTTGAGAAACCCACTCTTTTTCAAGTTTCTTGCCTGTTGATAAGGCTGCTCTTTGTTGAGCCCAAGATGATGCTTTCAATACCTCTGTTCTAGCAATAATCTTTGCTCTATTCAATGATTGTCCACCTAGTTGCACATTTATCTTTCTTGCTAACTCATTAAAAAACTTTTCTCCATTTGGTGTACCTGCAACAGGTTTAATTATTCCTAGATCTTCAAACTCTTTCAATGTATTTGCAACGATTGTTGATATTCTTTTCTTTGTTGTATTGTTAAGATCTTTCATTACTGATTTACCATTTTCTTGCAAGAAGTTTGCTGCTTGTCCATCTTGAAACAATGATCCTACTGCTGGAGGTACATTTCGTTGCCTACGATAAAAACCCTCCTCAACAATATTTCTGATACTTCTTCCCTGTGATGGAAGTAATGTACCAAGAGTTGTGAAAACTGTTCTGATCGTTTCTTCTTCATCAACAGTTACACCCAAACTTACAGGATCTGCTGCCTTTTCTTCTTTCTGCTGTGGAAACAAACTATCGTATGTTCTTACAGAGAAATCATCTGAAAGAGAGTAATACAATGGTAAAAACTCTTTTTCAAAGTTTGTACTATCTATTACCTTTTCTATTCGTGTTTCCATATCATCAATATTTTTACTTGATCTAATCTCTCGTGCTATCTCTCGCTTTTGTCTATTAAGTTCTTTTGCATATATCTCTGATAGTGTTCCCTCCCATCTTGTTCTTAAATTATCTATCTCTTTCCAATAGATTTGTTTTTCTTCTTCTGTCTTATATCTCTTTACAGGTGGCAAACCAAGAAACTTTACTGTTGGATCTTCCCATCCATAGAAATCATATCGTAAGGATTTTTCTTCATCCATCATATCTACTTGTCTTGCTGCCCACTTCTGTGCTCTCATCTTGTTTTCTTTATCTATATCGCCACCCCACAAAAGCCACGCTACTTGTCCTGCTGTTGGTCTATCACTTTCTCCACTCAAGTATTCATCTGCTCTTGGAGAATCAAGATCTGATTCATGTCTTAGAAACCAAGCAGATTGCCTACGAGCTTTATCATCAGATATTTCTCCATTTGCCATTCTTCTAGCCTCTCTGATTGTTCTTTCTACTAAACCATCTCCTGCAAACTCAAGTAAGTCCAATCCTCTTCTTGCATTCCTTTGCATGTAATCAGGAACATTCTCTATTGCTTTTTTTCTTCTTCTAGGTTTCTTTGGTTTCTTTGGCTTTCCATATTTCTCATCAGAGGCATCTGGATGATCTTCTGGTAGTAAATCTGTATCAAAAGGAGATCGTGGAAACTTGCCTGTTTTAAGAGCTTTTAGAAAAGCATTGACTCTAGCCATAGCCCATTGATCTGCTGATGTTACATTACCTCTTACTGATCCGGGATTTGTTCTATATGCTCCAACTCCTCTTTCAAAAACTTTTCGTAACATTCCCATTGTTGCTCTGTACTTTGGAGAATCAGCATTGTGCTCTTCCATTTTTTTCTTAAGAGCTTTCTCAACTCTATCGGATAGTTGCTTTTCTTCTTGATCTATTGCATCAATCACTCTTAGCTTTGATACTTCTACCTCAACAACTCTATCTGTTCTCTGATGTCCTCCATCTTCTAAGATTGCCCAGA